GTTTAGTGGTCTGGGCCATCTCGCAAGGGGTGGCCCTTTTTTTTGTACCTTTGGGCATGAGAATTTGCATCGTTTACAACGCCCACCCGACGGGGTGCTCCTTCTACCGCTTGGAGATGCCGAACGCATATCTTGGCGACAACTACACGGAGTTTGACTATGTGTGCGTCGATAACATCGCCAATGTCAAGGATGAGGACCTAAAGACGGTCGATGTGTGGCTTTTCAATCGTCTTTGGTGTCAAGGTACGCTGGACCAAATTCGGAAGGTTTACAAGGCTCTGACGGCGTTTGGGGCGAAGGTAATCTTGGACCTTGATGACTACTGGGTGCTGGAATCGGGGCACATCATGTACCGCCACTATTTGGACACCAAGTTGGACGAGCAAATCCGTGAACACATCCGCTTGGCTGACCATGTGACCACCACAACCGAACACTTGGCGCAGAAGATACGCCTGCTGAACAAGGCTGTCACCATCCTGCCGAACGAACCCTACGAAGCATATCAGCAGTACCTGCCCGATACGAACGCCGAACCCGAACCGCACTTGTTCAAGATTGGCTGGTTTGGCGGGGCGCAGCACCAAGAGGACATCGCCTTGGTGGAGCATTCGTTTTCCCTGCTGGCTCACGACAAGTCCCTGGATGGCCGTTACAAAATTTACCTTGGCGGGTGGAACGATGGGAATGCCGTTTACGATGACTACGAGCGGATGCTCTCCTGCCGTGGGCTGAACAAGAACTACGGACGCATCCAAGCGGCTGACATCTACTCCTATGTCGGGGGGTACAACTTCATCAACGCCACCATCGCTCCGCTCCGAGATACCAAGTTCAACCGCCTCAAAAGCGAACTGAAAGTGGTTGAAGCGGGCTGGATGGGCAAGGCTATCATCGCCTCGGAAACCATCCCCTACACCGACATAATCGTCCACGGCCACAACGGGTTGCTGATACCCTACGGCAAGAAGGACGCATGGTACAAGGCCGTCCGCAAGTTCGTGAACGAACCCGACTACGCTCGCTCCTTGGCCGTGCAGTTGTCCAAGGATGTGAGGGAACGCTTTGACATAACCAAGACCGCCGTGCGGAGGGCCGAACTCTACCGCAGTATCGGGCGCAAATTGTGAAATTCGGGCGCATCCTACATTTAGGGGTAGAGTGATTTACCTATCCCCCAACACCACCAATACTATCGTCGTCACTTGGACGCAGCGGGCCTCTACGGGGGACCGTTACATCTTGCGCTTGACCAACATCGCCAAGAACCTGACTACCGACTTCACAATCCTCAAGACGGCCAACCTTTCTTCCTACACGAACCGCTATGACAAGTTTTCCATCGTTGTCGGCTCTCTTGAAACGGGGTCGTATAAGTATGAAGTTTACGATACCTCTTCCACGGTTGGTGCAGCCGTTGCGGTGGTTGAAACGGGCTTGGCGTATGTACAGGTAGTTTCGCTGACCTTCAACACCTTCGCCAATTCCATCCAGTACACCGTCTTCGGTTCGTCCGATGAGCGAGTGTTTGATTCCACCTTTGACCCCTCTTTCGCATGAGCGTACAAACGAGAACCCAGTTGCAGACGAGTGCCGCAACCATCACCAACGAAACCGCTGCAGGAGCGAACACCGCCGCCCGTGTGGGTGGACTATTCGACGACCTCGCAGATAGCGCTACCTTGGACCGAGAGCGGGGCGTGGCGAACCTGTACCTTGACGAGAGTAAATCATTCACCCCGACCCAAGGGCAGGCCGTCAAGTTAACGACCCCGCTGAAATCGGGCCTGCTGACGACCTACAACTTTACCCGCACAACCACCGCCATCACCTACACAGGGACGACGAGTGCGGCCTTGCGGGTGTCGGCAAGCATGGTATTCTCGCAGGGGAACGGCAACCAAATAATCATTTACATCGCCAAAAACGGAACCATCATTCCGCAGTCCATGACCGACATCACCACGGCTCACGCAAACGGCCATGCGGTCACTCTTGAAGCGATTCTGCAAGGTGCAGTCAATGATGAGTTCACTATTTTCATCAACGCCGTAAGCGATGGCGGAGAAATAACTATTTCGGCCCTCAACTTCACCGTACACACGCTATGAGTAGCATAAAACAATCATTCACCCAATGGCTTGGGATTGAGCATAAAGTCCCCGTGATGCTTGAAAACAAAGCGGGCAAGTATATCACCTACGGGGCGTTCAACGAGTACCCCTACTATCTGCTTGACAACTACCGCCGCAGTTCAAAGCACAACGCTATTGTGAACGGCAAAGTGAACTACATCGTCGGCGGTGGATGGCAACCTGGGGAGAAGATGACCGTGGAGCAGCAGGCCCGCTACGCTAAGTTTTTTGACGGCCTATCCGAGCATGACGACCTCAACGACATCACCGAAAAACTCGTCTTGGACTTGGAACTATTTAACGGGTTTGCCGTTGCCGTGACTTGGAACAAGATGGGAACCATTGCTAAAATGGAGCATATTCCTTTCGAAAAGATTCGTGTGGACAAGGACGAGCGGATGTTCCAAGTGGCCGATTGGTACGACGATGCGATGGTCCAACTCTACCCCAAAATTGGCGATGTAGAGAAAATCCCCGCCTTTGATGCAGACAACCGAATCGGTAAGCAGTTGTTCTATTACAGGGTGTACGCTGCAGGCGTGAAGTCCTACCCCCTGCCCGAATACATGGGGGGCTTGGCTTGGATTGAAGCGGATGTCCAAGTGGCCAACTTCCACAACAACAACCTCCGCAACAACTTTTGGGGCGGGTACTTGATAAACTTCAACAACGGCATCCCGACACCCGAAGAACAGGGCGACATTGAGCGGCAGATTAAACGCAAGTTTTCGGGGACCGACAATGCAGGTCGCTTTGTTGTGACCTTCAACGACGATGTGTCCAAAGCCCCGACGCTGGAACCGCTGACTCCGTCTGACATGGACAAGCAGTTCGAGATTTTGAACAAGGCCATCCAGTCGGAAATCTTTATCTCGCACAGGGTCGTGAACCCCATGCTATTCGGCGTTAAGACCGAGGGCCAACTGGGAGGACGGCAGGAACTGGTGGAGGCGTACGAACTATTCAAGGCGACCTATGTGAACGACCGAGTGCGGAAGGTAGAGCGGATGATCAACTATCTTGGATCCTTCAACGGCGTGGAAGGGATGGAACTGATTCCCGTGGAACCCATCACGGAGCAGTTAAGCGAGAACGCAATGATTCAAGCAATGACACCAACCGAACTCCGAGAGAAGGCGGGACTGCCCGCCATTGAAGTGAAGACCGAGAGCAGCGTGCAGGATGTCATCACGGCCATCAATAGCCTCTCTCCGCTCGTTGCAAACAAGGTGCTGGAGTCAATGTCGCCCAATGAAATCCGTGCGCTTGTATCGCTTCCTGCGAAGGCAGAGGGTCAAGGACTGATGACCCCCGCTGGCACGCCTTCGGATGTCGTCGGACCGAACGCCCAACCCGACGAGCAACCGCAAACCCCCGCCATGATGGGCAACGACAACATCAAGAAACTATCGGGCAGGGAGTACCAAAACCTCATGCGAATCGTCCGTCACTATGCGCAGGAGAAAATCACCTTGGAGATGGCCCGCACGATGCTATCCGCTGGTTTCGGTCTAACCCCCGAAGAAGTGAACACGCTCCTTGGCGTGCAAGAGCAAGCGTTCAGCGAACCCCAATGGGGCGAAGAAGATACCGAGGACTACGGATGGGGGGAAGAAGAGTTCAAGGTCTTGGAGGTGGTCGCAAGTAAGTTTGGAAGCAGTTCGGACGACTATGTGGTCATGCATAGCAAGCCAATGCGGTTTGACACCGACTTAGACGACCAAGTGCGTCAAGCCTTCGCTGAACTGGGGGAGGAAGAAAAAGAACTTGACGAGAAAATTGAAAAGTACCGCAAGAAGAACCGTGACGCATCGGTGGAAGAAATGGCCAAGGAGTTCGGGGTCAGCAAGGCAAAGGTCGCCAAGCGGGTCGCCTACTTGATTACAAAAGACCGTTACCCCATCGCCCGTGCCGTGGACCAAATCGCAGAGCAGGGACTGCCGAAAAACATCAAGGAAGTAGCCGAACCCGTGCTTGAAGTCCGCTACAAATACTCTTGGGCGGCAGGTTTCAGCAACAAGGACAAACGGACCAGCCGTGAGTTCTGCAAGGTCATGCTGGACTTGGCTGACCAAGGCAAGGTGTACACACGGGACGACATCAATGGTATTTCCAACATTATGGGCTACTCCGTATGGAATCGCAGAGGCGGGTGGTACCATACCGCCAGCGGAGTAAATCGTCCCCAATGCAGGCATATTTGGGAGCAGCAACTCGTCATCCGTAAGGGCAACAAAATTTCAAAAGCATGAAGGCACTATTCATAAGCGAACAAACCCTGCTGGACAACTCCGTAATCAACGAGAATGTTTCCTTTACGCAGATACGGCCTACCATCGTGAAGGTGCAAGAGATGCGGATTCAGCCCATCGTTGGGTCGGCCCTGTACTCGGAAATGGTGACGCAAGTGGTGAGCGGCACGACCACGGCCCTAAACACCACCCTGCTGGAGGACTACATCCAACCCGCCATGGTGCAATGGCTTTATTACGAGTTACCCATGGTCTTGGCGTTCAAATACATGAACAAGGGCATGGTCCGCCGTACCAGCGAGGAATCTTCCCAAATGTCCATGGACGAAATCACCCGCCTCACCGACAAAGTGAAGAATGATGCCGAGTGGTACTCGGAGCGAATCACCCGCTACCTCATGGAGCAGAAGGCCAACTACCCGCTATTCAACTCCCCGCCATCGGCATTGGATACTATTTACCCGAACGGCACGAATTACAACACGGGGATGGCATTGGATGCAAGAACCCTCCGCCGTGGTGCTGGGCTTGATAGACCTTGGCCTTACGGCTACGACCCCTACTGCAACAACTGCTAACGATGGGTGCACATTCTAAAAACATTCTGAAACTCCAAGCATATGTCATGGATAAAAATCAAGCAGGCACTCCTTGCGCTTGCAAATGCTCACCCGCAAGTAAACTCCTTCGGGACGGGGGACCCTCTTGCAATCGGGACCGACAACACGATAAACCTGCGAACCCCAAGCCGTGAGCGAATCGTCTATCCGTTGGTATTTGCGGATGTTCAGTCAGCGAGTACGGATTTGGGTAGCCTTAACCTTACTGTGGGTGTCTATTTTTCTGACCGAGTGGAATCCATTGCCACGATGGGTGGCGTGGTTTCGGGAAGCCCGACGCTGGGTTGGCAAGACAACGAAGACGAGGTTTTGAGCGACCAACTGCAAATCGCACAGGACTTCATTTCAGCCCTTACAAACGACCCGACGCAAGAGTGGACGCTAAGTACCAGCGTCAGCCTTACGAGGTTTGTAGAGAGCCGAGATGACCGCACAGCGGGGTGGGTGGCAACCTTGTCGTTCCAAATCCCGTATAGCCACAGCATTTGTGAAATTCCTTCATAAGATACATTTACCCTAAAGCAACCAAACAAAATGCCAACTCCAATCTTACAACAAATGCTCGGACAGGGCGGTTCCATGCGATTCGTGGACGCTGCTGTATCGGGCCAAGTATTTGACTTCATCGTGGTGAACGCCGCCGCTACCTTCACGACCTTGACGGGTACAGGAGGGGAAGACCTGCTGACCGCCTACGCAATGAGCGGCAAGTCCGTGTCCGCTGGGATAGTTATTTCGGGTCGCAACGGCGGCAAGATTACGGCGGTAACGCCATCGGCGGGTAGCGTCATCGGTTACACCTTCCTCTAACCATGCTGATAGGCTACGGCTACGGCTACCCTCGCTCCATGGTGATGGGCAAGACCCCCGCAGAACTT